CCTGAGCGAGTCTGTCCGTTGCGGTTTCTTTTTGTAACATCTGAATCATAGTAAAGTTTTTTAAAGTTTTCTCCACCCTTGTCTAACGCATTACACGTTGAACCCATCATGCATTTACCTATTACTCTACTACCTAATCTAAGCGTTGTTTTCGTAACCCTCCAGTTGTTGAGGATGTTGTTTGGTTTTTCCCATTTACCTGATTCGTCGTGGACGAGTAGTTTAAGCTTTTCACCATCGTACGAGTTGTCCCCTGTATTTTTCCAGTCGATCGTGGTATCAAGACCTGTGATCTCTTTGACTGCCTCGTTTGTTTCAAGTTTCTTACGTGTAAACTTTGAGGCTGGGACTCTGTATGCAAGTTCAGTTTTTGGTCGGTCCATACCGTCCTGTATTGGTTTGAAGAAGAACGGATAGTTGACCGAAATTGGTACCACTTTATCTGTGAACATCGATTTAGCATCAGGGCCCGATTTGGACAATATCCCGTAGCGTGAATCCGAGGATATAGTTGCAAGATTGACGGTCTCAGCTGAGGACATAAATGAGAATCCTGATCTACGGTTTTTAAGATAACACATTCCATAAGACCGTTGGTCTGCCTTGCATGCCTCCCAAAATATAAAGAACAATCTATTTGCTTCTCGAAAGTCTGGTTTCCCAACATCAATCTTGGACCACTGCAGGTACATAAAGTGAGTACCAGTAATGTAAGTATCCAGATTCTTATTATTGAACCAAAAACCTTGTTCTCTTCTAGTAAACTCTTTATCAATGTAATCATACCATTTTTCCTTAAAATCTATCGGATAGTTTTCCCAATCAAATATTGTTTTTATTTTCTTTAGCTCATCTGGTAATTCTGTTCTCTCCCAAGAATTTGATTTAAACTTAACAACGTCCTTAGGTTTTGGTAATGCGATCTTTAGGTTCTGTATATCGTATATTTCACCTATTTCACCTGTCTTACTTATAACAACAACATCATGTTCTTTGTTATAACCGTACTCCCATTTTTTATACCTATTATTCTTTTTTATTATATGAGGCTTAATATAGTCATCTACTACTTTATATAAACTTTGATTATACATTATTTAGACCTCCCTTCTGCAAAACCTTTAAAAGTTTTTTCTTTACTTTCTCTAGGCTTCTCACTCAGTATAGCTTCCTCTTCTTGAATCCTTTGTAATATTTCAAAAGCATCGAATATAGCTAGCTTTTTAGTAGCCGCTGCATTTTTTAATCTGTCTGCTGATATGTCGTCATCTGAATCAACGATAGCTTCTTTAGCCACCTTTATTAATTCTTCAACAGCTTTCTGCCCAGCTAGGATTATATTCTTCTTCGTCTTCTTTATATCCATGTTCTAATAAAATATCATTTGATTTCATACAATATAAACGTTCTCCGTCTATATTAAACTCCCATTCAGACCCAGCTTTAAATGTCACTATGTGTCCTGGAGTTATTCTTAGCTCTTCTAGTGAGCTATTACCTATTTTTAATATACCAACATTGTTTGCTTCTTTATTGTTTACTAGAAGCTCTGTTTCTTTAATAGGCATTATAAAGCAGCGATCATTAATTGATTGCCATTTGTCTTTTCTTTTATATAAGTATACTTGGTCAACACTTGCAAAGTACAAATCATCTTTAAAATAAGATCTACTATTTGTTTGCTTACCTTGCATGTTATAAAATCTTCTGAAAATATTCTGATGTATTACAACTATATCACCCTGTTTAACAGGCGTTGCAATAGCGAGAGGTGTTGATACTACTTCAGCAAATCTATTTACAAATTTCCAACCTTCTATTTTAGTGTTTAAAACTAATTCAGTGTCTCCTATTTTTTTTGTATTTGCATATCTATCACCCAACGGCTTAACGATAAAATCATATACACTTTTCATTAATACTTTATATCATACTCTATAGATATTGCCATATTAGAATTAAATTTTTTCCATGGTAATATCTCGTCGTTTTTCTTAATGTAAATGTTGTATGATGAATCTTTATCTTCTAGTAGAATATGAGATATAGTGTGACCACCGTAAACCTCTTGACCCACAGAGTAGTGCATAGCATCATTTTTGTAATCAGCACCTATGCTAATTTTTCTTATGACATTATCCATCTTTCTCTATTTTAGTGTACGTGCCATCTTCTAGGTTAATATTGATAGCCCCGTATTTTCCCTCAAGATCGTTTTTTACTTCTTCTATATCTTTGTTTAAAGCGGCTACTTTATGAAGTAGTCCGTGTTTTTGAGTTTCTAGAACACCAATATTAGTTAAAATTTCATTTAACTCTCTTTGCTGCTCCACTACTTTCTCTAATTCTTTGTCTTCTATTTTGTTCATTTGATTTAATTTAATTATTACTTTGAATTTTTTTAGCTTTCTCCCAGCTACGACCTACAAAATAAGCACCGTACACTGTTACTAAAAGGGTTTGAAATATCGGTATATACTCTTCCGCTATTTTAAATTGCCCTACATTACCGTCAAAAAATGCGCATACAGTAAATATAACCGTTAAGTATATAAGAACCATAGGGCGTATATTTTTAGAAAGCATACTATCTGATGCCATATCTGACTTCCACCTTTCGGTTACTTGTGATTGTGCTTCACTATCTGCTTTCTCTAGTATTTCAACCATTAGCCTTTTAGCCTCAAGTTTTTCTTCCTTGGTAGTTGTAAGCTTATCGATGACGCCACCAACTTCTTTGATGACGCCACCTGTAAGCCATTGAATTATCTTGTCCAATGTTATTTATTTAATTTAATTTCTAATACTTCCTTACCGTTTGGAAAAATGTAATCATATCCTGGATACATTATAGTTGCATAACCTCTGTCGTCAATACCTAAAACCTTGTGCTCAACGCCTTTCATGGTAATTTTATTACCAGCTATTAAGTTGGATTTTTTATTTACGTCAGGACTATTTTTTAAATATCCTTTCTTTGAGTACATTATTTTTTTGGGTAAGTGGCTTTTTTTCTTTTATCTTTTTCTGCTTGTGAGATATTCGACTCGTATGGATCACCCATCGGGTAATCTGGTCTCATGCTTTGAAGAACAGAACCCTGGTTCAAAGCTTGCTTATGGAAACCACTACCACTAACAACAGATAGTGTTTTATCATCTGAAGTTTTTACATTAATTCTCTTTCCACTCTTAACATCTTTCATTTGAGCAGGTCCATTTTTCATTATGTCAGCTACTTTAGCAGCTCCCATATCGTAACCGTTCATTCGTCCAGCACCAAACTTTTGAGAGTAACCCATTTTAGCACTACCATCATAATCTTTTTTACCTGGCTTTGTTTTTGATACATCTCCTTTATTACCACCTAGCACTACTCTATCGTATTTAGCTGGCCCTTTTTTGTACATAGCAGGTCCTTTTTTATACTTAGCAGCTCCTTCTTGATCAGCCATTAGTTGTTTTCCTGCAGCAGCTGGATCTTTAGCAGTAACACTACCACCATCTTGATTTGATTTCATCTTTTTTGGCGCTCCAGCTTTCTTGGTTGTAGCGTCATATTTCATGTTTTTAGGCATATTGTTTATTTATTAACGTTAATTTTTTTTAATATGTATACTTCTCCTGGAAATGTAGAATACGTGCTTGATATTGTATTGTCATCTAACATTTTGTATTCTATTTCAGCTGTATATCCGTTGTCTTTATTATATATACTTGTAGTTAATTCACTACTTGTTTGTTTTAATATATTTTCTTTTAATGTCTTTAACTCATCAAAGCTAGTGTTTGTTATTGAAAGAACAGAATATTCACTTGCTAATATAGTGGTTACATATGTTGTTCCTTCAGACTTCCATACACCGTTAAACTTTTCTTGAGCTTTAAGACTTAATGAAGATAGTGTAATAAATAATGCAATAATTAAGTTTTTCATATAATTTGATTTAATTGTTATTCTTTATTATATGATTACACAAAATATTAATAAGCTACTTTTTCTCTGCGGCGTATGCTGGTTTTTCCCAAGGACCTTTACCTGCTTGCATAACAGAGTAGTCATATTCTTTTCCTTTAAACATAACTTTACCAGCACCAACATTGTAATCTAATCCAGTACCTGGATTTTTTACCTCGTCTTTAAATTGGCCAACGTGGATTAGTTCGTGTGCTATGGTATTGTCTAGTTCTTTTTTGCTAGAATTTTTAACAGCATCTTCATTCAAAATAATAACTCCATTTTTAGGTGTTCTTGCAAATACGGGATCATTACCCATATCTCTTTCAAACACAGATGTACTCATTTTATTGAGATCAAAAAAAGGTTTTATGTTAAATGCCATTCTTGTTTCTATAAGGAAATTTGTTATTGAACCACTCTTGTCTGTTATTACAACCACAATTGATATTAAGCCCGTCAGAGACAATGTCAACGACGTGCTTAATACCTGTTTTGTGAGTGAAGTTAGCTATGCTATCTCCTAGTCCTTTAGGTTTCATTGTTATGCTATTGCTATTGCGCTTACAGTAATACCTGTTGGTAACTGAACTCTAGCTTTAACTCCACCTGGGTTAGCAGTTAGTGCTGCGTTAACTGCGTCTCTTACTGAAGGAGTTGTTCCTACAGTCAAGTGAGTGATCGTTGCTGCTTTACCATCATACTCAACTACGGTAGTAGTTGCTGTTGCTGCTGTCACACCAATAATTCCTTCTACTCCTAGTAATACGTCTCCACCTGCTAATCCAGCACCTGAAGATTTAATTGCGATAAATTTTGCCATTTTGTTTTTGTTTTTGTTTTTGTTAATGTTTGTGTTTGGCTAGGTTTGTACAGTCCTATCTGTTTTATTTTACTAAGTATCTTTTAGCTGCGCCATCCATACCTTCTTTAAAACCTGGTACGTCTGCTCCAATTAAAAAATCTTTTTTAGTTACTTTGCCGTCTCCAGAAAGATCTTCTAGTTTAGCGGCACCATGGTATTTGTCATCATATTTTAAATCACCTGCTAGTTTAGATATATGCTTTTCGTCAGCTGTCATATCTATATCGCTATGACCGTGTTTTGCATCATAGTCTATATCTTCTTTTAGATATCGCATATGTGCCATATCATCTCTCCTTGTGGCTGCGAAGTTATATCTTGTTACTCTAGTATGTCTAGAGTTTCCGCTGTATTTTCCGTGGTGTCCTTGTTCGTTTACTGACATGTTGTCTTGTTTATGTATTTAATAAATTATTTATATCTGCATCTGGGTCTGGGTTAATACCATTTTCTAGCAATACTTTTATCCATTTAGCTTCATCTAAATAATAATCAACCTCATTCCAATATGTGTCCATACATTGGTTTGTATTTATAGAGCCATAGGCTTTTATATTATCTCTGGTATTATCCCAGCATATAAACCAAGTTTCTTCTGTAGGGTAGCAAACGTTTGTATTTCTTAAATCTCCTTGCATATTTTTATTTTTTATATACCACCACCATCAACAATAGTCCACCCGTAAGTACTAACTAATGTGTTTCTTGCTGCTTCTGCTGCTCCACCTAATGTGTATTGTGAACTACCAAAATCCATAGTAACTGCATTTGTAATGCTTTGCGCTGCCCATCCTATTAGAGTAGCGTCGTAGTTTGCCGTTGATATACCACTAGAATTTAAAAATCTAGTTCCAGTTGTAATACTTGTAACATCCCAATTTGCTAAATTTTGGTCAAAAGCAAAATCATTTTTATTAAACATATTATTTACGTTAGTTACATTGCTTGTATTCCAAACACCAATAGGACGGTTAAATGCATCACAATTAAAAAACATTTGGTCAAATCTTGTAAACGTACTTGTGTCCCAAGTTGAAATGTCTGCATTAAACGCTAGGCAATCTCTAAACATATTATCTGCTCTTGAAGATGCTGGGAATGTCCAATTGCCAAAACTTGAAACCCCTAATAAAACTGTACACCCTCTAAACATGGTTTGTACGTTTCCTGATGTATTAGATAAATCTGGTGTATCTGTTGCTGAAACCTGCATATTTACACATCCGTAAAAAGCACTACCCATTGATGACCATTGTCCAGTACCCCAATTTTTAACTTCTAAAAGTTTTTGTGCATCACCACCATTGTTAAATAATATTCTACAGACGTTTGTAGGTGTTACGGCTATTTCATAAGTACCGGCAGCTGAATACGTGTGTGTAGTTGTTCCGCTTTGTCCAGTATCAGTATTTCCATCACCCCAATCAACATCATAATCACCCGTCCAAGGCAATGTAAATTGGTCATTATTTGATGTACCCGTATTGTCTGTTTTTACAGATATAATGAAGCGCTCATCAACGGGCGTTCCTCCTCCACCTAAACCTAAGTTTACCATGGGAATACCTATTCCTATTGCATTACCTACTGCCATATTATTTCAGAGCTACCATATCAGTTGCTGTAGTTCCAGTTGCTAGTACGTAGTCAACTATAACCGGTAGTATAGATCCCGCTGGTACTGCTTTAAACACCACTGCCTCCGTAGCGGTAGGAGGTCCAGATCCCGCTGCTCCAACTACTCCTGTTAATATAACCTTAATATCTCCAGCTACACCCACGTATAGACAAGAAGCGTTTAAATTACTTACATTGTTTATTGTATCTGTAGGTAGTATAGCTGTAGCTTGTGTTCCGAAATCTGGTTGATTTGCGTATTGTCCCATTTTTATTTTTTTATTATATTAATACTCTCTGCCCTGCGCACAAAGAACCGCATTCAATGGCTTATAAGGTACACCAGCATGATTAAGTTTCATACCTGTGATACCACTAGAACTTCCTTTACCTTTTGGAAAAGCAGCTAAGTTCAATGGGCCATCCCATACTGCGCTTTCTCCTACCTGACCCTCTAGGCTAGGATTACCAATAATCATTTTGCTTTTTAAATCCATATTACAATTTTTTATTCATTCTCATTTTTGCTGCACCAACAGATGCGTTTCTCATAAATTCTGTTCCAAACATATCAGCTGCAGGATCTCCAGGAGAAGGCATTACTTCTTGTAATGATCCAGGAGATGCTGTTGCGTCTAATGATCCAGTAGCTATTGGCGCTGAAGGAATTGTAGGCGCAGGACCAACACTGCTACCCTGTACAAATTCTTGTATAGGTTGCACTGACTGAACTGGATCCTTGCCTAAACCCTCTATAGCGTCTAGTCTAGATTCAACATTTTCAAATCGTTGTTTTATGCCAGCTCCTCCAAAAGCTTTGGTTTTTGGCATTGCTGCCGCTGTGGCTTTTTGCCTAGCCTTAATAGCTTGGTCCATAGCCATCTGTGCTGTAGATTTAGCCAAACCCATGCCTAGATTATTAAAACCTTCCATTCCTATCATAATTATCTGTTTTTATCTCTATTAACATTATACACAGATGTCTGTAAAACTTTATCCATGTATGTTTTTCCTTGCATTATAGAGTTTCTTCTTTCACTTGTAGGTATATCATCTTCTCCAGTCATTATTCTATAGACCCTACTGATAAGTTGCTTACCCTTAAAAGAAACTTTATATATATTATATTTCTGGGTTGTTCTATTTCTTTTCCTCCACACTGTTATCCAGTCTTCTTGAATAAGCTTGTTCCATCTTCTGTTGTTCCAGCTAAATGAATAACTACCCATTTTAAAATCATCGATTGTAAACATATCTATACAATCTAAATATATAAGTAACTCAAGCTCAGCATCAGTTAAGTCGTTGTTTCTACAGGCCCATTTGCGTATCGTACGGTAATGTTTTAGCAGATTGAAATCTTTTAAATCTCCTGCTTCTAGCCTTTTCATATCACAACGACAATATCTTGAACTTTTATTACTTGTAATTTTTTATCACCATGCTCTATATTATGACCAGCATGTTTGTCATAAAATATGTGATCGTTCTTTTTTATAAACGAGTGATCACCTGGATCTACTACTTCTGCTTTAACGTATCTAATATCTTCTCTATTGTTTTCAGATAACAACAAACCTCCTTTGGTTTTAGTTGTTTTCTTTTCTAGCTTATTAATTAATAAGTAACTACCTACCGCTTTCATCAATTCTCATATTATTAATTACACAATCAGTTGATAGTATTGTTGTCGCTACTGAAGCTGCGTTTTTTAAGGCGCTCTTTGTTACAAGTAGCGGATCTATAATACCAGCCTTAATCATATTTACCATATTTCCTGTAACCACATTTATGCCTTCGCCTTTGTTTTTAGGTTCATCAACTTCTAAACCCGCGTTGTGCAAAATTGTTTTATACGGTGCTTTTATAGCTTTTCTTAATATGCCTTGTCCAGGTACTTTTTTATCTAAAGACTTTGAAGCATTTAATAAAGCTATACCACCACCTGGTACTATACCTTCTTTTATCGCAGCTTTTGTAGCGCATATAGCGTCTTCCACTCTATCTTGTTTTTCCTTTAATTCAATAGCTGAATTAGCACCAACTTTAACAACAGCAACCTTAGCGCTTAGTCTAGCTAGTCTTTGCTCTAAACCTACTCTAACATGTTCTTTGTTATTTTCTAAAAGTTTAGATTGTATCTGGTTTATTATAGATTCAATTTCCTCTGAATCTTTTTCAACTCTAATTATTGACTTATCTTTTTCAGTAACCACTTTAACGCATCTACCTAGGTAATCTACCTCTATAGAGCTTAAGTCGTCTCCCAGATCTTCATTTACTACAACAGATCCAGTGAGTAGAGCTAAGTCGTCTAGTATTTCTTTACGCCTTAGTCCATATGCTGGTGGATCTAAAACGTTTATCTTTATATTACCCTTCATTTTATTCATAAGTAAAGCAGACATAACATTTGCTTCTACCTCACCTATTATTAATAAAGGTTCTTTTGTTTTTATAACATGCTCTAATACTGGTTGTATTTGTCTTATTGAATCAACTTTAGAATCTATAAGTAAAACCAAGGGATTGTCTAGCTCTGCTGTGCCAGCTTCTTTGTTTGTTATAAAATTAGGGTTTAACAACCCTTTGTTATACTCTACCCCTTCTACTACTTCAACGCTTGTTTCACCTTCGGCTGAAGGCTCCATTACCACCAAGCCTGCGTCTCCTACTTTTTTAAAAGCATCTGCTATTATAGAACCTAGTTCCTTGTCATTGTTCGTTGATATAATAGCTATATCGTCTATCTTGTCTTTTACTGGTACAGATTGTTTTTCTAGTTCTTTGATAACTATATCCACACCATTTAGTATTTGCTCTTTTATAGCTCTAACATCTTTGTCATCCTGCTTGTATGCTTCGTCTATTATAGCGTGGGCCAAGATAGTTGCGGTAGTAGTACCGTCACCGGCCTCTTTAACGGTCTTGCGCGCTGCTTCTTTTAAAAGTGTAGCCCCTATGTTTTCTACTGGATCTCTAAGAAATATAGCATCTGCAACTGTGACACCGTCTTTTGTTATAAGTGGCTTACCACTTGTATCTTCTAGTATAACACATTTGCCGCTAGCCCCAAGTGTGGAGCTAACAGCCTTTGTGAGTTTCTCTATTCCTTTAAATATTTCGTTCCTAGCCTCGTCTCCGAAGTTAAGATTTTTTACTATAGCGTCTGCCATGATTTAATTTGATTTTATTTAATTATTATTTAAAGGTTTTTACTACCTTTGGTCCTTTAACGAACTCTAGTTTTGCCGCGTAATGTTCGATGCTACTATCAATAGCAGCTTCAGCTGATTCGATGGTTTCTCTTCTTGTTACATCTAGCCATTGGTCGCAGCATGTATCTTTTTCTGGATCACAATTACAATCTGGATCTTTATACTCTGTTTGATAATACCCATTAGGTAATTGAACAATCCTCCAGTTTTTCTTTTCTGATAGGTGTTTCCACCAATTTATCTGGTCTTGGGATAACTGATTTGGTTGACTAGACCATGTATTAGTCTTATAGTATAATGTCATTGGTTTTGGTTTTAATTAGACATTTGGTTATGCTCTCGCCCGAGCAGGGTATGTTGTTTATTATTACTTGGTTTTATATATTTTTACTTTCCTTTTGGAGGTGCTATAGGTGCAAGGTTATAAACTACCTCGTCAATTGTTATTTGTATAACACTGCCTTTTGTATTATAAGTTATAGGTTTTACTTTGTTTGACAAATCATCTATTTCTTTTTCTAGCTCAGCTACACGTTTAACTAACAAGTCTATGTAGTTTATTCCTTTTATACCATCTGGATCTACGTGCACTAATTCAGGGTAATGATCTTCAATATCTTCTACAACAACACCGTATCTTTTTCTTTCTCCGGATTCGCCCTTGTACTTATATTCTTTAAATGGTATTCTAGTAGCAGGGCTTTTATCAATATCTCCAATATCTTTTTTCTGATCTCTTTGAGATGTTTGAACAAGAGTTTGACATGTTAACGTACCTGTAAATCTACCCGTGCCTGTCACATCTAAATCAAATGAAGGTGGTATACTTGCATTACCTATAGATACCTTGCCCTCACTTGTTACTATAAAGTTTTGAGTGCCAACACCATCCAATACTGAAATAGCAGCTGTCGATGTTTGTCCCGCTTTTATACTTATGCCGGCATGTCCGATACTGCCGCTGTTAGTAAACTGAGCAACAAAACCAGAGCCACTTTTCACAACATCTAAGGTAGAAACAGGTGTGATTGTTCCAATACCTACTTTACCACCTGCGTAGTTTATACCACCGGTAACATTGTCCCAAACCGCACCAACTGCCGTGGATAAAGCGCTGACCGTTACGTTTCTTAATGGTGTATTAGTTGACGATACGTCTGTAATCGGTATTAAGTCACTTTGTGATACCGTGGATATAGTAGGATAGCTTGATATATTTGCCATAATGTTTTTCTTTTACTTTTATATAGTAGTATAACCTATATTCTTACAGGAAAAGCGTAATACTTCCAAAAACAGTGACAGTTGCCCCTTACTTATATACCTTATAAGGCTTATGTCACACTTTTTATGTTACTTATATTGGGTTATGGGGCTGCACCTATCCTACTGACTATCAAGACTTTACGTAAAATCGTTTTCAAATGACGTAGCCCCCTGAGTTTCAGCGAGTTACGCGTATATATATCATTTTTTCGATACATTTTCATATATATTCACAACTTTTATTTGAAAATATATACAAACTTAATACGAAGTAACATTGATAATATAATAAATAACGAAACAAACTAACATACTAATAATAATAATAATAAAATAAATATCAAATATGATTTTACTTCTTATCGCAATACCAATCGCTTTATTCGCTACATTCTTACGCACTAATAACTATGACAAATAGTCATATGACATAGTGTCATGACAAAGAGTCACTGTGCAATACTATAATAACTATTTTAACTTACAAACAAATATACACTTTTATACAATAATAATACAAATCATTTCTGATAATATAATAAATAAATAATAACAAATTAATAATAACTAAATACTTTAAATTATGCAAAATTCAAATTCAACTTCAACTTCAAACAATTCTTTAACTTCAAAACGCTTTGTAATACGCAAATCACTTATTGGCAAAAACACTGTCATCAATGTCGAATTCAAAAGTGGTAAAACTTTCACTTACAATCACGATAAAGCGTATGAAATAATGAAAGATAAATTATCTAATATGAACTGCTTCGAAAAGTACAAATCGTACACTTCTTCAACAAGCGTTCCAGTAATCTTGCGCGACAAAGAAGTTATATAATTAACTTAACTTCTTTCGTCAAACAGGCGTAACGGTTTCACTCTGCATTTTGACTGCGTGAGCTCTACTTTGTGAGGTGGTTCGATTCCACTAACGCCTACTAATATAATAAATATAACTATGAGAAAATTCAAACACACTGTACTAATAGTACTTAAAAGAGTAAACAAAGTATTAATTAACTTAGGTGCCGGAGCGGGTTACGCTTTACGCAACTAACAAACAAAATACAAACTACTTTTGATAATATAATAAATAACTAATAACAATATAACTATGTCTACATTTTCATATACACTACTAAAAATATCTTGGCGATTGTACGACAAGCATTACACTAAACTAACTGATGAGCAAAAGTCTCATGTACTAGATATCTACTACGATTTCTATTAAAATCTTACAACGGTGACTGTCCGAACCAGCAGGCAACAGGCGAACTGGGCAGGGTAAATAAACGTAAGTAACAAGACATATTGGCGTGTACAATAGTGTGCGGTGAGTTCGACTCTCACCATGTCTACTAAAATAATTAACTATGCAATTTATACTAACTTGCCCAAACGGCAAACAAATAGATATGTCAAGTGACGTACTAAAACAAATGGACGGTAAGGTCGATAGCTCTTACATACTAGAAAAAATAACTTATTACAAATTAACTAATCAAAAATAACTATGCTAGAATACAGAAACATTAAATTTATATACCATGACTGGAGAACGTGGAACGGCAAAAGAGCTTATGGCTACAAGTGTAATGACGAGAACTTACTAAAACACGTTAATACTCGTAGCTTCGGAACTAAGAAGCTATCTGAAATGCACTCACAAATAGATTACTATTTAGACAACACTGAGCTTCATAAAAAGCAAAGACAGTTAACAGAAGCAGGTATCACAGCATACTACGCAGATAAAAGAACTAACGGTAACAATTATACAGGAGATTAATATGCTAGATTTAGAATACTACATCGATATAGATTGGAGCGGAATATGCGAAGACTATGACTTAAAACATGGTGACATTTCACCTGATCAAGCAATGAGACTATCAAGATTTAAAGAAGATATTAATGTTATATTAAACGAGTTTGTACAGCAAAACAAATAAAATACAAATATATATTGATAATATAATAAATAACTTATAATAACAAAACTATGCAGAAAATTAAATTCTTCAACAAAGAAGGCCAACCTTGCGCCTTAACAAACAAATTTTACAAAGGCTATACCATTGGCAATATTCCAAAGCGCTTCGGCTTCATATATGATGAAGACAAAGAACAAGATGGCTTGTCACACTGGTTTAACTACAAAGGCATTACATACATATGGGAGTAATGACTATGAAAGAGCTATGCGAATACTCTAAACAACAACAGATATTGCGAGCTGCGGTGCATAGACGTAAGCACGCCCACGAAGGACTGTGTAGTGGACTCACTGATGCCGAGTATAACC